TTCCGCCGAGCGGCGAATTGTATTTGACTGCGCTAATTCTGAGAGGAACTGGATCGGTCACCCGAAAGCGAAACATCGCTCCGGGCGCGTCATATTGACCCAGACGCCGCCACTCCGGGATGACGCGATATTGCCCCGTCCCGCCGATGCTCGCGTTGCCGAGCGAAGCGTCATTGAAGTCGGTCCAGGTATTGCCCGCGTCCCGTGAGCTTTGCTGCTCGATCTTCGGATCGGAACCCTGTCCCGTAAGAATTGTCGACTGCCCGGTGTTGACCCAGAGCCACAGATTATCGATCGATCCCGGCGCATCCATCTGAACGGCGGCGGTGAACTCGCGGGTCAGCGCAACCCCCAAGTCATCCCAACCCGAAAGCCCGAGGATTTGCCCGGTCGACTGGTGGCCCAAGTAGATCGTCGTGCCCTTCATCGCCGCGCATTGGCCGATGAACTGCCCCCCGTTGGTCTGAAGCTCGCTCCACGCCTGAGTGGCGCAGTCGTAAGCGAAGGTCTGACTGTCCAAACGGACGCAGACGAACTCATGCCCCTGCCAGCGGAAGGTGAATAGGCTCGCATTGGTAGAGGCGATAATCTTCTCTTCGAGCCAATGGTCGGAAATCCGGTCGAACTCTTCGCCGAACCTGTAAACCACCCCGTCAGAGCCGATGTGAAACTTGGTATTGTCGGCCTCGCACTGGCAGCCGGTAAGCAAAATGCCCTTCGACTGCGAACCCATGCCCTCGTTGCGGGTGAACGGGAGATCGGCGGCCCCGGTATCGCTCCACACTTCAATCGTCGATTGGCCGTAGAGCAGGATCTTGTCGTTCAGCGCGTTTACGTCGAGCAGGCCGTCAGGCTCGCGCTCTGCGGTCGCGTAATTCAGCGCATCCCAGGTGTTGCCGTCGAGAACAGCGGAAAAGTAGAAGCGTCCCGGATAGAGGTCCGCAGCCCCGCTAGATTCCGTGCCCCTGACGGCCACAAACAATGACCCGATGAAGCACACCGCCCGCACATGCGCACTGTCCGGGAACGTAACCTTGTTCAGCGCCGTGCCGTTGTAGCGCCACATGTCGCCGCCCGCAGCGATCAGCATTTCGCTGTTCGATCCGGCGATGGAAACCGGCCCCGTTCCCAAGCCGGTGAGCGTCCCGATCAGCGTCGTTCCGCGATACAGCGTCGGGCTTGTCGTCGAGCCGATAACCGAGAAGTCGTCGCCGTTCAGCGTTCCGCGATTGGAGTAGATCGCGCGCACCGGACCAGCGCCGTTCGAGGCAATCTGGATCAGCCCCGGCCTCGACTGCAGGCACGCGCCATTCTCAGAGGTCGCGGCTTTCTCGACGAACATATTGATGAGGGTCAGCGGCGGGAGATTTCCGGTCTCCCTGTCGTAGCTGGCCGAGCCGTAAATCAGGTCCGGCATTTAGTCGGTGTTCGATAGGTTGGACCGCGCCAGCGGATTGTCGTCGGTCAAGTCCGTGATCGAGAAATGATAGCCAGCGAGGGCGGCGCGGGAACCGGTAGCGGCAGAGGCCAGCGCAGGTCCGATCTGCGCCCCGAAATCCTCCGCTATCCGCACCGCGAGGTTCGCCTTGATCGCTTCGATATGATTATCCGGAACGTCGATCACGTCACTCGAAGCCAGTTCCGGCTGAGCGAGGTCGATTCCGCTGATCCGCCACGCGGCAAGCATGTCGTTGAGTGCCGCAAGGCAATCCTCGGTTTCTGCTGCCGACGGGGTTCCGCCTGACGGTAGAATGCGGAGCTTCCGCATGGCCGCAGTGATGCAATCGAGCGCCGTTGCCGCCATGCTCCGCTCCTGAAAGAAGCGGGGCCGGAGCGATTAAGCCCCGACCCCGGTAGTTTACGCTTACGAGCCGTAGAGGCGGGTCGCGAGGCGAGGATCGAGCGTCTTGACGCCGTAGAGGATGTCGAGACGCCATGCCGACACGTCGCTCGAACCCGTGTAATACGGGATCACGCGAACGCTGGTGCCCTCGAACGACTGCCGAGCAACGTCGACAGCGCCCGGAGGCGAAACCAGCGGCACCATCGCCAGCGCAAAGGCGTTCTTGTTGAACACCATGTTCTGCCGATAGCCCGTTCCGCCCGTGCCGGTCACGACGGTGATCGCGGCGTTATCCGCCGGAGCCGCCGAGACGTTCTGGAACGCGCCGGAAGCGATGATCGCCGGGTAGATGGTCAGAGCCGCCGGACCTGTGCTTGCGCCGGAGTCGCAATCCGCCGTGACGACGAACTGCTTCAGGAACGGCAAGGTTGCCTTCGTGACCGGATTGACAGCGTAAACGCCAGCAATCGTGATCACGTCGCCCTTCTTCAAAATGCCGGTGGTGGAGTTCGTCCAGCCATCGGTATTAAGCGTCTGGGTCATTCCAGCCTGCGCGACAGTCGCGTAGGTCGAGGTCTGGCTCGCGCCGTTGACCAGCGGAGTGCCGGTCGCGACGCCCACCGTGTGCGTCTGCACGTTCTGCGATGCGAACGTATCGACGCCAGCGATCGGGCCGAGGTTGCCATTGCGATAGGCGTCCTTGGCGACGTCGCTCATGTAGAGCGCCGTCTGCGAGCCGACGAGGCCCCAGCTATCGGCGGGGCTGAGAGCCGCCGCACGATCGGCAGGAACCGCCAGTTCGTCCAAACGCTGCGGAGCAAGCGCGAAGTCGGCGAAGGAGTTGACCGTCTGACCGGCGGTGCCGACCAGGTTCGGAACGTCCTTGTAGAGCGACATAATGTCCGAATCCACCTTGTTCGCAAGCTGGATCATCGCCGGCTTGATCACGCGCTCGGAGAGTTCCTTGATGTTCAAGGTCAGCTCTTTGCTGGTGAAGCTGAAGTCCACACCCGCCTGGGTGCCGACGGTCAGCGAAACCTTGCCTTCGGTCACGTCCTGGCTCGATGCGTTGGCCCCGGTGCGAACGGTGAAGTCCGTCGGGATACGCATTGAAACCGTATCACCCGGCTGATAGCCGTTGATCGAGTTTCCGAAGTCGCTTTCAAGCCCGCGATAGACCTGCTTGGCCATCGTCAGGTTGTTGTTGAGGATCATCGTCGCCTCTTTGGCGAAGATGGTCGGGGTAATTACCGTATTGCTCATTGCTGTGGTCTTTCTGGCCCCCGAAGGGGCGCTGAGAACGCAACGTCATCCGACGTGAGTTCGGGTTAGAGACGGCCCGCCTTTCGAGCCGCGACATATTCGGCCATCGACATGTCGTTCGGGTCTTTGTTGAGGCCCGCCGACAATCCTGAGACCGTCCTTGGCGGCGCTGAAGGCGGAGTGCGGGGCTGGGCTTGCGGAGCTTTGGCGAATGCCGCCTCGATCCGGCCCAATTCTGCGGCTTGCTGATGGAGCGAAAGAGCAGCAATCCGCTGCGCTTCCGAGCGGTTCGTTCCCAGATAATACGCGACTTCCGGCCCGGCTTCGCGCTCGCGAATAACCTCGGCCATCAGTGGCGTGATCGGCAGGCTCGGATCGTGAACCACCGCGTCGTAATCCGGGTGGCTCTGCCGCGTCGCCTGAACCCGCTCCTCATAGGTGCGGAGAACCTGCTGGCGCTGCATATCCTGTGCGGTCTGCCGACGAGCGACTTCCGCAGCCTGCGAAATCAACCAACGGTCGTATCCTTCCGGATCTTCCCATCGGTCAGGGACGGAGACCTGTTGCTGCTGAGGCTGTCGTGGCTGGGAGCGGCCTTCGGCCAACCCGCGCCAGTAGTCCGCCTCGCGCTGTGCATCATATTTCTGCCGCGTGACTTCATCGATACGCTTCTGGAACCACGGAACCCGTTTGGCGGGCTCCTCGGTTGCTTCGCCGGTATCGTCGGCTTGGCCGGTCTCTTCAGTGCCGGTGTCCTGCGCTGCGGTCGCCTCAGCGGTATCTTCAACCTGTGCGGATTCCTCCGCGCCGCCCTGTTCCGGGGCGTCGGATAGTTCGTTCATAATATCCTTCTTGGGAAAGCGCGTCTCGCGACGCTGTGCTGCCCGGTTTTAAGCCCCGGTAGGCCAACCCGTCAGAACGGGATTCCGTTGATCTGCAATAGGTGCCGCATCGCCGCGTTCTGCGCCTCGATCTGCGCGGCGGTAAGCTGCGTTTGCGCGGTTGCATTCTCGACCATTGCCTGATGCGGTGCGGTCTGGGCGTGAACGGTGGCGATAGCGGCTTCCGCCTGCTTCTTCTGAGCGTCGAATTGCTTGCCCTGCGTCTGCGCCTGCAGGCCCTGAAGCTGCATCTGCTGCGCCGGGTCGGGCGGGGGCTGCGGAAGCTGCTGCTGCATCTGCATCATGCGCGCCTGCGCCATCAGCCGCATCTTATCGGCGTCCTCGTCGAGCCCCGGAGGCAGAAGGAACGCCAGCCTCTCCGCGAGCTTGTCGGAATAGGGAAGATCAAGCGACTTCGCGATCAGGTCTCCGGCCACTGAAGCGGCCTGCGGGGCGGCCTGGACGAACTGCATCATCCAGTCCGCCGCCTGCTGGCGCTTGGTTGCGTAAGCCGGGCCGGTCGTCACATCCACGTCGTAGGAGCCTTGGCCGAGGTCGTTCCACGTCGAGCCATCAGGCATCCGCGTGTTGATCTTGGCGTAATCCTCGATCGACCCGTCCTCGCCGATGATCCGGATGATGCGCTGGTTCGAGTAAATGTGCGGGATTAGATCGACCAGCATCAAGCCCGCCATGCGAATTGCGGCGGCCAGATTGTCGATGTAGACGTAGGTCGATGTCTCGCCCTGCTGGTCGCGGGCAATGATCGCGCGCCCGGAGGTCTCATTGCTCCTCTGCCCAAGCGAGGCGTCGTAAATCCCGGTCGTCGCCTTCATATCGCCATCGGCGATCTGCGCTTCCTCATACCATGCTTGCGGCATGGTCGGGGGCTGGGCGCGTTGCGGGAGCATTCCCGGGGCCGTGGGATCGGCGTCAAACACGAGCACCGGAGGATTGCCCCGGTTTGCGTTCTCCCACATGCTCTTGTAATTCGCGATCTGCTTGGCAGTGACCAGCCACGGAGCCTTGGGCTGGTTGCCGATATGCTCGACCATCGCCGAGCGTGCGTAATTATAGGACTTCTGCGCATCGGTAGCGTGATGGATCAGGCCGCAGCGGTAAATCTCATCGCCCGCCTCAATCTCCTCGCCAACTACCGGCACGAGCGGGATATATTTGCCCTCCCACTCGCCCTCGTCGATCTTCGCAGCGCCGGTCATCCGGCACCACTTGACCTTGTAGGACTCAACGTCGCGCTTCTGGACTACCGCGATCGGCGGAAGCTGATCCTGGACGCGCTGTTCGTTGATCGCGTCAAGGTCAATGTCGTCGAGGTAATCGGTTGACCCATCGCTGAACAGCGCCAGCGTGCGGGTTTCCGGCTCACGATACCAATACTCGGCGACGCGGATGAAGTCGCCGTGAATCCACTGCGAAAACTCTTCGCGGTTCGGGCTGTCGAAATCGACCAGGCTTACGTCGGGATAGTCCTTCTCGAACTTCTTGCGGCTGATCAGCTCAGTCACAAACGCGTAATTCATATCCTGTCGCGTCAGCTCGCGGGCGTCTGGATCGACCACAACCGAAAGCGGGTTGCGGATCGGCTTGATCAGGATTTCCTGCTCGAAGCTCGAATTGTCGAGATAATCCGTGAGGATGCGGAACCACCCGATCCCGCCGATGACCGATTGCTCGCCGGCCTTGTTGTAAATGCGGTGCGCGTCGCTCAGCGACTCAATGTGGCGGATGATCGCCGAATAGACCTCGGCAATGCCTTCGTGCCCCTCCTCCTTGGGAAGCACGCGGATCGCAGGCTTGTTCTGGCGCATCTCGCCAGTGACCTGCTTGACGAACTGCGGCAGGCGATTGATGCGAAGCGTGATGCGGCCGTTGCGGTCCTTGATCTCGCTGCTCGACCACTGCTCGCCCTTGTAGAACTTGCGGTCCTCTTCGTCGCGCTTGCGGTTCTCTAGGTCGGCGTCGATCCCGGCCTGGAACCGAAGCCGGGCTTCCCGGAGGAAATCGGCGTCGGCTTTCTTCTGCTTCGCCATTTAGCCGAACCTCGCAATGCGGAACGAGTGGCCGGACGGCTTGCGATATTCGTGAACCAGCACCCCCTCCGCGTCGCCAAGCGGAAGGTCGCGCATGTCCCCAGTGACCTTCGAGTAAATCAAACGCCCATCACGCATGAACGAGCGGAACGGGATGGCCTCAATCTCTCGATCCATGACTACCCCCCGAACCCGTTCCCGGATGTGAAATTGAACTTCAGCGCCTCGCGCGGCTCTTCATAAGCCACGCACATCAGCCCGAAGGCGTCAGCTCCGTGGCTCGACCAGTCATGCTCAGGGCCAAGCCCGATGTTGCGCTGCTCGTCCCGCTTTTCGTGATACCAGCCCAAAGCCGCTCGTCCGGGCTCCGTCGGCGCTTCGTTGAACCAGATCGACGGGAACAGGCGTCTTGCCGCCTCGACCCGCTTCATGGCCGCGCCCTTGCCCTGGTTCTTGACCGTCTGTGTGCGAAAGCCCGCCGCCTGAATATGGTCGGCGAACTT